CACAACTACATTAGGAGATAGTGGAGATACATTTAATCTTCCTAGTGGAGGTACTTTAACAATTGCTTCTGGAGCTACAATTAATAATAATGGAACTGCAAATAATTTTGGTGCAACAGGTGCTGTTAACTGGCAAACAACAGTTAAAACAGGAGATTTTACAGCAGTATCTGGTGAAGGGTATTTTGTAAATACGACATCAGGAGCAATAACTGTTACACTTCCCTCTTCCCCAAGCGCAGGAGCAGTTGTTGGATTTAAAGATTATGCAAAAACTTGGGACACAAATAATTGTACATTAAATAGAAATAGTGAAAAAATTGGTGGAGTTGCTAACAATGCAACTTTAAGTACAGAAGGTTTAGCAGTAACATTAGTTTATGTAGATTCGACACAAGGTTGGTTAGTAACAGATGATGGTTTACAATCACAAGCAAATACAAATCCATATATGGTTGCAACAGGTGGAACAATAACAACTTCAGGAAATGATAAAATTCATACTTTTACAGGACCTGGAACTTTTACAGTTTGTAAGGCAGCAGCCTGTGCAACAGATAATTTAGTTTCATATGTCATTGTTGCAGCTGGTGGTGGAGGAGGAAATTCAGGTGGTGGTGGAGCCGGGGCTGGTGGATACAGAGAAGTAAAAAGTCCTAGTTCTCCTTACACAGCTAGTCCATTAGATGGTTATCCAAGCTCACCAAATAGAGTTACAGTAACAGCACAAGCTTATCCAATTGTAGTAGGGGGAGGAGGAACAGGTTCACCTGCTCCAGCAGGAGGAGTAACTCAAGCACCTAGTGGTGGAACTTCAAGTTTTGGTGGCATTACATCTGCTGGTGGAGCTGGCGGTGGTACAGGCGCACAATGTAGTGCAACTTTAACTGCTGGTGGTTCTGGTGGTGGTGGTAGAGCAAATCAAAATAATGCAGGTGCAGCAGGAAATACACCTTCTACAACTCCAGCACAAGGAACAGCTGGCGGACAAGGAGGACCATCGAATGGTGGTGGTGGCGGTGGCGGTGCCACTGACCCTGGAACGAATGGTTCTGGAAGATTTGGTGGTTGTGGTGGAGATGGAGCGTCTTCAGAAATTACTGGTTCAGCAGTTGTAAGAGGTGGTGGAGGCGGAGGTGGGACCGATCAAGGTGGACCAACTCCAGGAAGTCCGGGCACAGGAGGACAAGCAGGACCAGGTGGTGGTGGTAAGGGTGGTAATGGACAACCTTTAGGAGCACCAACTAAAGGAGTTGCAGGAACGTGCAACACTGGTGGTGGAGGTGGAGGTGGAACTAATGCACCAGGAGTAAGTCCAAACTCGGGAGAAGGCGGAAATGGTGGTAGTGGAGTAGTAATAATAAGGTATAGATATCAATAATATTTATGTATTGTTTAAGAATTAATTTTAAGATATAAGGAGAAACATTATGGCACATTTTGCAAAACTAGGATCAAACGGAAAAGTTATTCAAGTATTGACTTTGAATAATAGTGATATGTTAAACGCTGATGGTGTTGAAGATGAATCAGTAGGTCAACAATATTTAGAAACACACAATAATTGGCCTGCACAGATGTGGATTCAAACATCTTACAATACATCAGGTAACACACATTCAGGTGGTGGTACACCTTTAAGAGGAAACTACGCAGGTATAGGTTATACTTGGGACGAGGATGATCAAATCTTTTGGCCTAAAAAACCTCACGCATCTTGGGTAAAAAATATGTCTGAAGCTAGATGGCAATCACCAATCGGTGATGCTCCAGCATTAACTGCAGAACAAGAATCACAAAATACAGCAGAGACTCATTCTTGGTCTTACGTCTGGAATGAAGCTAATACAACTTGGGACTTGACAGATCATAAAGCATAAATTAAAAATGGTGGTGGTATGCAGAAGAAAGTATTAACAGAACAAGCTTTATATTATGGTGATGTGGCAATGCCTAAAGATTGGGACATTGACCGAGATAAATTATCAGGCGACATTTTACAATCACAAATTCAAAACAAAGAATTTCCATTCTCACGAACTTGGGATATGTTAAATACTTATATGAGAGATCACATTGGTCTTGAATATAATATCAATTTAATTAACAAAAATACTTGGGGCAGTATTTATAAACCTACAGAAACTTCAATTATTCAACAACAAATAGATCCTGTAGATCTTCGAAACTCACCTGATTTTGTAATGCTTTATGGTGTTAGAGTAAAAAATTGTATGATTAAAATATATTATGATGATAATAGAAGAGCAGGAAGAAGTTGGGATATAGAACTTAAAAACAATCAATTTATAATGTTTCCATCTACGAATATGTACCACATAATTAATAATCAAAAAGATAGTTTAAATTTTGTACAAACTATAACTTATGAATTTATCTAATCATTATTGGTATTTTAAAGGTGCACTTACACCAAAATTTTGTGATGATGTAATAGCATATGCAAATTCACAAGAAGAAGTAATGGCTAGAACTGGTGGCTATGGTGATAGAAAATTAAAAAAAGAAGAAGTAAAAGATTTAAAAAGAAAAAGAAACTCTGATTTAGTTTGGATAAACCATATGAAAAAGAAGGACCTGACAATGGTAAGATTCGAAAACTATCTATGACTTGTCAGTTAACAGATGGTTCAGAATATAAAGGTGGTGAATTAGAATTTGATTTTAGAAACTATGATCCACATATGCGAGATGAATCGAAGCATAGAATACAATGTAAAGAAATATTACCAAAAGGTTCTATTATTGTATTTCCTAGTTTTGTTTGGCATAGAGTTAAACCAGTAACATCAGGCACAAGGTATAGTCTTGTAGTATGGCATTTAGGGAGGCCTTTTAGATAATGTTTATAAATAATTATTTTAGCACAACCATTTGGTCAGAACACAAACCAGAGTTTGTAAAATCATTAACAAAAGCATCTAATAAATATATTAAAGATGCGAGAACAAGAGAAAAAAAATTTATAAAAGAACACGGTGACTTTGGAAGATCATATCACTCAACACCACTTACAGCTGATAATGATTTTTTAGATTTTAGAAATTACATTGGTCAAAAGTCTTGGGAGTATTTAGATCATCAAGGTTTTGATATGTCACAATATCAAACTTTTTTTAGTGAGATGTGGGTGCAAGAGTTTGCTAAAAAAGGTGGTGGTCATCATTCAGCACACATACATTGGAATCAACACGTATCAGGTTTTTACTTTTTAAAGTGTAGTGATAAAACATCAATGCCAGTATTTCACGAACCTCGTACTGGAGCTAGAGCTACAAAATTAAAAATGAAACCAGATATAAATGGTATATGGCCGGGACACGAGCAATTTCATTTAAAACCTAAACCAGGAACATTAATTATATTTCCGGGATATCTAGAACACGAGTTTAGTGTAGACTTTGGTATTGAGCCTTTTAGATTTATACATTGGAATATACAAGCAGTACCGAAAGAGATGTCTAAAGATGTCTAAAAATTTTATGTTAGTCAAAGATAAAATTTTTTCTAAAGAAGAATGTAAACACATAATTAATAAGTATAGTAAAAAATGTATTAAAGGTGAAAAACCTCATTTAGGGTATAATTTTTATGATATTGAAACATTCGAGAATATTAATAAAATTCGTCCTGTTGTAGAAGAATATAAAAATAAATTTAAAGAAATAGAACTAACCGCTTCAAAATGGAAATTAGATCACTTTAGGTTCAAACATTTTAAACCAGGAAAAAACTTTGATATTTGGCATTCTGAACATTCTATGACTCATTGCACTAGAGTATTAAATGTGCAACTGTATTTGAGTGATCATAATTGTGGTACGCAATTTTTAAATCACAAAACTATTAAAAGTGTTACTGGAAGAATGGCTATATTTCCATGTTACTTTACACATACACATAAAGGACAAGTTTGTCCTGAAAACAAAGACAGATATTTAATTACATCTTATATAAACTTTTATGAGAAAGGACTTTTAGAATGAGTTTTAAAAAGAAAAAATATACAGTTATTCGTCAAGCAATATCAAAAGACCTAGCAGCTTTTGTTGCAAATTATTTTTT